TCGCCGGCTCCTGCAACTTCTTGGCGAACGTCTCCTGGAACTGTTCCGGCTGAATCCCGGTCCGGTCGGCATACCCAAGGTGGAGTTGCTTGCCGCCGTACAGAATATCGTTCATGATCTGCCCGGCCGTGAATTCCCCCATTGACGCTTCTGCCAGCTCCTTGAGCCCCGGGAGGATGATGGGAGAAACAGCGTTCAGAAGGAACTGATTCAGGCACGGCAACAGCCCAAGAATAAGCTGCGCCCTGACCTGATTGGGCTTCGGTGCCATTTCGATCACGTTGGAGCTGTTCATCTTGTTCCTCCAAGTTCGTATTTTATGGTGTACCCCGACATTGACCAAGGCGTGTCTTTCTGGCTCGAGTAGAACCGGACGCGCACGAATTTCCCCTCCTTTCGGAAATCATCGAAGTCGCACTTCTCCGAGGACCCAATCGTGAAGGCTACCGGATCCGACCACTTGATATCGTCGGCCAGCCGGTTCCGGACCCCTACCTGTATGAGCAATTCGCAAACCGTGGTCTGTTCTTTCAGGTCCGGGATGATCTCCGCAACGTGCTTCATCCGGTTCGGCTGATCGAAGTGCATATCCCCGGACTCGATCCGGCCATCGATCGCCTGGTACGCGGAGGCCGAATAATCGTTGTCGCCGTAGTCGAGACGCAGAAGATCGCCGTTCGCGTTCCCAACGATTTCGGCCGGAATCTCCGTGGTGTCCGAATCCGCATGACAGGTGAAATTCACATCGAGGATCGTCCAATTCTTCAATTCCTCGTTGTAGACGAAAGCGGTATCCGGGACCGTGTTCGATCCGGTCGGGACGCAGAACCAAACCTCCCCCGTGGACAGCATCGGGAAGGCGAAGGCCGCGGCGAGAGCGTCCGGGTTGACGTTCTTGAAAAGCTCGTCGCGGATCGGAAGGCCGATATCCTCCGTGAGCTGCCCGGAAGTCCGGTGGATATCCTTCTTCCCGATGAAGTAGACATGGCCTTTCAGCCGGCAAGCCGCCCGAGGCCCCATGATCTCCGCTTCTTGGTCGATCAGACGAAACTGCTTCGTCGCCTGGGAGAAGTCGGAGGACCACACCCCCCGCTCCGTGAAGTAGAAGATCCTCTCGCCGTGGGTTACTTGCGCGACGATGTTCACCAGCGCGGAGGCGATCGTGTTGTAGTTGAGGATATCGTGATACCCCGCCTTGCCGTCCGTGCCGATCGTCCAATTCTCCGGGTTTCCAGGTTCGCACCATCGGGTGCGCCCGGGGTAGACGAACCCCCCCTCGCTGATGTTCGATACCACCAGCCGGTGCAAGACGCTCGAGATCCGCTTGGCAAACGTCGGAGCGCCGGCAAGCGGCGTGAGGATCGTGTTGTACGCGGCCCACTTCCAGATCGCGTTCTTCCCGTTCGTGAGGATCGGAAGGCCCGACACAAGCGCGAACTGCCAAACGTCCGAGGCGCCCCCCGTTGGCGTGATCGCCGGCGTGATATCCGAGGCCGCGCTGAAATCGGCGTTGAAGGCGAACACTTGGGCGTCACAGCAAACGATCGTCCTCACCGTGCCGTCCGTTCCGATGAACGTGAAGGCGCCCCGCACGGGCAGAGCCCCGGCCGCCGTGGACAGGTACGTTTTCCCAAGGGACTTGCTGACGTACCCCGGGGTGAAGCGGACGTTTCGGCCCGTGCTCCATGTCACCTTCGAGGACGGAAGTTGAGGCGTCATCCCTCCGTCGAGATCGCTGATCGTCTGATCCTTGACTTGTCCCATTTATGGTCGCTCCTGGACGTTCATCCGGAAGATTTTTTCGTAGACGTACCCAGCGGTCGAGGTCCCGCGGATCGCCAGGAGGTACGTTTCCCCATCGAGCCCGACAGCGACCCGCACCCCCACCTTCGGGGAGATAATTTCCGTGAACGGGATCATGGTGCCCGAAACATCGCTCCCGTCGGATTCCTTCGTGGCCACCCCCACGACGGACGCCAGCGTGTCACCAGTCTCGAGGCGCCGGGAGAAACTGTGGGCGAACGAAAAGGTATCGTCCGGTTGCTTGTTGAAGGTGTCCGTTACGACGGTCTGGATCATCAGCAGCAGATCCCGCTGATACCGATTCCCCTTGCTTGTAAAAACAACGCATTGGATGTTGTGCTCGTCGCCTTCCGTGCCAGCCTTCAAGACCACGACCACATCCGAATCGACGGTTGCCTCGCTGTCGATGATCGTGGTCTTGCTCGAGATCCCCGTTGCCGCGGAGACACAGGTAATTGTTCCGGTAATGATCGTTTCTCCCGGAATGAGATCCGCGGAGAAATTGAAGTAGATCGGGAATCTCTCGATCGGGGATTTAGTTACGGTGTCCAAATTGTTGCTCCCATCGGGTCAATTAACTCCCGTATACGCGCTGATTCCAGGAACATTATTCGGATTCAAGTTTCCATAAGCTATAAAATCTCCCACCCCGCCTTCTTGCTTGAAAATCCCGCCGCTGGCAGTACCCGCACAAGCAAAAACGTCTCCTTCCGGGGTTGCCGTCATGCTTGTCCATGCCCGTACCGTTTGATTTAATGCGTTAAATGCTCCGGCCCCGTTTGTCTGTTTATAGATATCCCCGGATTGGACCGAGGCGTAAACGTCTCCTTGGGCTGTCGCTACCATGCCCGTCCAATTTTTACCTCCTTGATTTAATGCAACAAAATCACCAACCCCGCCTGTCTGCATATAGATATCGCCACCACCCCAAACGGAAGCATAAACATTTCCGTTCGGGTGGATCGTTAACCCATACCACCAACGCACTCCCTGATTAAGAGATACCCAATCGGATGCTCCTGGGCTTAATGTATACAGTTGATCGGAAAACGCAGAACCGTAAACAACCCCATTCGCCGCAACCGCAAAACTTCTCCAATCCTTTCGCCAAGAGACATCTTGATAATAAATATAATCTCCTTCGCCTCCATATTGAATATATATGCCCCCATTTAATATGGCGACCCAGGCATCCTTGTTCTCTCGCACCATCAAAGCGGAATATAACGGCATCGGTACGCTGATGACACCATGAAGTGAACCATAAGCACTAAAAAGACCCGTCCTGCTTGTTTGCCTGTAAACATCAAGAGTTGGGATATAAGCGTAGATACCGCCGAACTGCTGAACAGGTGGATCGGGCGGCGCAATTGACAACACCACCCCTTTCCCGCACGACACAAACAATTCCACCACGTTACTGTAGAAAAAATATATCCCAACATTTGCCCCGACGTAAAACGAGTATATTTTCGACGGATCGAGGTCGGCTGTCAGGTACGAAAACCCGTTCGTCGTGGCGAGAAGGACGTACTCCTGTCCGGCCGGCTTATTGGATTTCCAGAATATCTTGAAATCAGCGTTTGCTCCATACGTCCACGTTAATAGAACCTTCCTTGTTCCGGAGATGGCCGCTGAAAGAACGGGGTTAGCCATTACGGGATCTCCGGAAGAAGCGCGTTGTGATCTTCGCCATCGTGAAGTTGTACTTCATCTTCGACCCGAAATCGAGGCTTACCCTCCACAAGTAATTGAATTCTCGGGCTATATAATGCGCAATCTCCCACATGATCGTAAACTGTCTGGATACATAAGAGAGGACGTACCATTGAGCCGTCCATTCCCTCGAGACGCCAAGGAATGTAGACCAAAGGTAATTAATCTCCTTGGAGACACCCCCCAGGTCGTACCACAGGACGGTCCGTTCGGTCGAAATTTGGTATTCATCTTTTAGAAAGAAGTAGCTCATTGACAATGGCTCCGGACCGCGCTATTATTGCACCCATGCCAAAAACAGAATACATCTGCCCTCGATGTAAGAATTCCTTTTATCGTGGAAAAAATAAAAGCAAGGTGTATAAATTCTGTTCCAGGGCTTGCGCAAATATTTGGCGCAACGAAACCAAAGAACCTCTTACCGATGAAGAAAAAATTGCGAACAGTAAAAGGTATTGGAAGCGAAAATTCTCCGACCAGAATTTTATGGAGAATCGTAGAAAACTTACAAACAGGGCCCACAAAAGAACACGAATTGAAGCGATGATGGCTTATGGTGGCCTCACCTGTTCCTGCAATCATCGAGGAAAACCGTGCGGACCACATCCTTTCGAGTTTCTTGCCATAGACCACATAAACGGTGAAGGGAAAGATAAAAAAGCGAAATACGGGCACAAACTTATACAAAAACTTCGGAGCCTTGGATACCCTCCGGGCTTCCGAGTCCTTTGCCATAACTGCAACTCTGCCCTTGGGTTTCATGGCTTCTGCCCAATGTCCGACACCGAAACACAGCAACGTAAAATCAAGGTGCTGACCCCACGGTGATCGTTATTTTACCGGAATCAGAAGCTTGTGCGGCACCAGCGTTTGTTATCCGCTTGAACCAGACCCGACGTACCCCTCCCGCCGCTACGTCTCCAAGGGCGATTCCTGCGCTCAGGGACAGGGGTGTTGAGAAGGTCAAGCCGGTCGGCGCCGTGTCCTCATCCACCACGCTCTGCGTCCCGGTGGAGTCGTAGGCGATCGCCACGGTCGTATCGGCCGAGGTCGTTTCCTGGCTGATGAACACCACGGCGCCCCAAGCCGTCTCTGCGGAGGCGTTCTTGAACGACAGGGCCCGGTAGTGGACGGCGCCGGCCAGGGCATCTGCGGGGGATACGTTGTCGAACAGGTTCTCGAGGGTCGCATCGACAAGCTGGACGCTCGAGATCACGCCCCCGAGGGACAGGGCCGGATCCGCGTTCGCCGCGCCTCCCGTCAGGTGAAACCTTAAATCTCCGCTCACGATCGCCATGAGATCCCCCTACTGATTGATGATGATGAACCGATCCCCCGCCGTGGGGATCTCCGTGAATCCCGCCGTCACCAGCATCAGTTTCGACGTTCCCCCGTACCCGGGCGAAGCTATCTTTTTGACCTGGTTGATGAGTGCTCCGGTGATGAATTTCACAAAGGATCCCGAGCAGTAATTGTCCGTGGTCGATGGAAGATCGGTCTTGAAGCTGATGATCGAATTGCTGGCGTCGGCCACTACGAGGCCCGTTTCCGGAACATCGGCACCCGCGTCCCTTGTGGACTCGTACCCGATGACAAGGCTCGTCGAATCGACAACGATCTCGATGCAAAAGACGCCGTTGAAGGGAACAAATATCTCTTTCGAGAAATAGGAGGTCGCGGGGTCCGAGTCGGCATATTCCGTCAGGAATTGCTTACAGTCGGCCGTAATCGGCGTCACCCACTCGAGCCCCACGAAATCCCAAAACTCCCCGATCTCGTTTCTGATCCTCGCGTAGAGTGCCGCGTTGCCGAGCCCCACGGTGTACCGGACAAAAGCAATCATGGCCGCTCCCTAATCGTGGACGTAGTTAAGGAAGAAAACAGAGCTTCTGACGGTGACATCTCTTCCGGCCGTGTTGTTCATTATCTCAAACCGGAATTTATCGTTTGCCGCCGCCTCGAAATGCAAAGGGAAAGAAATAGGAATGAAATTCGCCGCCCCGGTAGTCGTTGCGCCGATCGTAAATCCCTGGGCGGTGTTGTCGGTAACATTAAAAGCTCTTATGAATATATCGTCTCCGCTCGTTCCTGAAACGGCAATCGTAATGCCTCCGAAGTAATGCCCTGCGTTGGCGAAGATCACATTGTCGCCGGATATACTTATGTCGTGGCCGTGATTGAACACCCACAGGTTGTCGGTTGCATTGTGGATCGGATACCAAGTCGCGCTTGATCCGATCGTGATGGTGGTCGAAGATAGTTGAAACCCACCAACGACATGCCAGCTCGTGAGCTGACGGACAGGGCCCGGGGCGATCCCGAGGCCGGGAGTCAATGGAACGGCCCAGGCGATCGCCGTGGTCAGCATGAGGACCGCGAGAACAGCCACAATGAATCGTCGCATCAGAATTTCCTCCGCTGTTTTTGGAATTCATAATTGGAGCCGGCTTCTCCTGAATACCAATGGTATTTCACATCAACCGGCTTCCCGATCATGGAGAAGGCCCCCGGATCCATTCTCATGTAACTCACCGGACGCCCGATCGACAATGCAGCTCCCGTCATGGCAAAGGCTCCTGGCTCGAGAGAGAACGGAACAAGGGCTTTGGGCATCCCCATGTCTTTCCCGACCATGGCGAAGGACCCCGGGCTGGCGACAAGGCTTTTATTATTCAGGAGCCGAGCCGCCGTCCCGATCATCGAGAAGGACCCTGATTCGAGTGCAAAGGTGTAATGCTGTAAAGCTGATTCTTCCGCTCCCCATGCGCCCCACGCTGGTTCTGTGGCTACATATTGACGTATAAGCATCCAATCTGCATATACGGTCGGGCCAGTCCCCCCAGATTTATACCCGCCGAGATTAAGCCGAAGATCCGTAGCCGTCAATTTAGTAGTGGTATGCGTTGCAAAGGCGGCGGCATCGTCGATGTGATATGCCTGACTGACATTATTCAAGTGTTTTAGTTCGTAAACATGATATGCCGTCTTATCTGGGCTATAGTTTGTTTCTTGGTGATCCCCAGAACTGTTATAACTCTGCGCCTTGCTGGCGGCTTCCGATGTGAAACAGGCAAACGAAAGGGTCGCGGCGATTCGCCTAAGCCAGAACAAACCTTGTGCCGTTGTCCCAAATTTTACTCGTCCTCGTATCACACAGGATGAAAGATTTACCAAGGACCGAATACCAGCGTTATCAACGGCATCATTCACGGCGACGGACACAGAACTTCCGCCGTCTTGCGCGGTTGTGGCTGTGACAGTTCCATACGTTTGCCACTTCGCTGCGTCAAGGCTTGCTGCATCGAAGTGGTCGAACAGGGGGAACGTGGTTAGGCCATTGGATGCCGCCGCCGCCCCTGCGTTACCGTAGTACATATAAAAGGTGGTCGCCCCGGTGCCGATGGAATCAAATTCTATCCATACCGTAACGAGTTGATTTGGGGTGATGCCCGAAACAGATTCAATCCAGTAGTCGAGCAGAGTTATTCCGTCGGCCTTGGTGAATCGAAGATCAGAGAAGTCGGTCTTGCAGAGCGCTCCGCAATCAACATCCTCTCCGGCCGCTCCGGAAGATTCCCCCACCAAGAGTTTCATCTGGTAATTAGTTACAGCTCCGGACGCCCTCGAGAGGGTAACGGGCTTGCGATATAACCATCCGGAGGGGAAGGCCATTTATTCGTCCGTGAACAGTTCGTCGGTCATGTCGAGCGTGATCGTCTCGTCCAGGAGGACGGTCGTGGGAGTCCCGCGGTCCCACCAGCCGATCAGGTTCTTCGCCGCGGCCGTCTCGTTGTAGAGCACGGCAAACTGAAACGGTCCGAAGCCCGTCGCATCGTCGGCCGTGGTCCCGGTCAGAACCTTGTCGGCGCCGATCGCCAGCGTTGCCACTCCGCTCACCTGGGCGTAGGTGTTCTCCACATCGACGCCACCGGCCGTGTACCCGTTCTTCGCAAGGATTTCCTCCGGTCCATCGGCAACCCCGCCGTTCGCGTTGTAGACCGTCATCCCCACGGTGGGCTGTTCGTTCGTCAGGTAAACCTTGAGAGTGTCGGTATGCAGATCATGGAGCTTTCGCCCCCTATCCTGCACAAAACAATGGAACTTATTGAAGGTCGCCATGGGGCCTCTCCTTAATTCCCAAAGATAACGAGCGTCCGGTTTGCCGCTTGCGCTGCGCCAGCCGTGATCTTCAAGAGCCGGCACGGGCTGATATCCGGTAGCCTCAAAACCTTCCCGCCCGTGGTCGCCGCGTAGGTGAAATCAATGAGCGCCGTCGCGCTGTAATTCGTGGCCATCGTCCCGAAGTTTGTCCCGTCCACGCTGCAGGAGAGCGCGATCGCCGCGGAGTCGATCGTCGGAACGTACAGGTACATCGTCTTTGGGACCCCTTGCCGAAGGGTGAAGGTGACGGTCGTGTTGTCGGCCACGACCCCACCCGTGAGAGTTGCCGATTGCCGGTAGGAATCGAACCCAAACGCCGAGGCCGTCAGGAGCGTCAAAGCCAGAACTACGAGAACGATCTTCTTCATCACCTTCCCCCTCACAACGAAAATGGTTTCGACCGATGAGTAGCGCCGCCCGTTTCTTCCCCCGCAAACCTCAACCGAAGGGCTTCCCTCGTTTCGAGGGCCGCCTCTTTCCACTTCTTCTTGTCCTCCGCGGAAATCCCGGTGACATACATGCTGGCCTTGTTCAAGATGGACATGATGAAAGCCTCTTCCGCGTTCTCACTCCACCAATTTGAATTCGGGATCGGCGTCCCTGTAGTCGAGGCTGTCAGCACGGGAAGGCGCCGGTAGTAGCTCCAATCCCGGGTGTACGCCACATCGGTTATGACGTCGAAATAGAAGTCATCGGCGATCCGCGTGAGCTTGCGAGGAACACCCGTTTCCGTGGTAGCAGGGCGCTCTGTATGCAGGACTCGCACAGCCTCACGGCCGTCGACGACGTACCTGGTGGTGCCCTGGATCAATTCCAGGAAAATTAACTCGAGGAAATCCGACGGAAGCGCTATGTATGCCGTCGCCGCCGCAATGGAAGCCGTGGCGGGATGGTATTCCATCGGCCGGATCCTTAAATTGTCCTCGAGATCACGCTGGCCGAATCGAATAAGGATCGGCATCACCTTGTCGAGCGAATCCTTGTTCAGCCAGCCAGAAACTGCCTGGGATATCTCCGCGTAATTCATCCGGGCCCCTTTTCGACGGGGAGGGGGGTGCCCCCCTCCCCGCGGTCATCAACTACGGAGTGCAGAAGTACGTCTTTCCCTTGTTCGTGATGAGCCAGATTTTCGTAAGAGTCGCGTCCCACTTCATCGCCACGATCCCGGCCCCGGGCGTGGTACAAGCTGCAAGGGTTGTCTTGGAAATGGC